AACAGTCGGGTGAACTTCATTTGGCTTTCTCGCCATGCAAAGGCACTGTGTAAGGAATACACCATGCGATACAACAAGCAACATGCTTGCGAAGAACCCATAGCACATTTGTCCGCTCTCTATCATATGATTGAAGATTCACCACTAACACCATTCGCACAGGCTATGCCCGACGAGTATCGTAATGACGATGCGGTTGTAGCATACCAAGCCTACTACCATTCCAAGCAGTTCGCCAAGTGGGAGAAGGGAACACCTGCTCCCGACTGGTGGCAAGGCGTGGAGGTGAAGGTATGAAGTGTAAGATTGGTGAGCATAACTGGGTTCCACTATCGAGTGGTATCTCGTATATCGCTTGGGACGAAGACACTCCGGTTCAATTTGTTGGATGGTATTGCAGTATTTGTCGCGTGGAACTTTCGACTTACACTAAGATTTTTGCAGAGGATATTAAAGAAGTGAGTGATTGCGGGGAGGTGACAGCATGAAGAAGATTCCTATTGGTGGCAAGGCGGACCATAAGAAGCCCCACGTTATCGTGGATGGCGAGCGGGTCAATACAGGCAACCGTTTCAATGTCAAGTATAAGCAGTATAGGAACCGCTGCTACAATTACATCATCGAGAACGGACCATGCACCGTTGATGAGATGTTGGATAATATCAGAAGCGTCGAGGGCAACGAACTACGTCACAAGCCGAGTCGCAAGGCACTAACGAGAGTATTGGGTCTTGACCCACGTTTCATCTCTGTGGGTAGAACCCAAAGCCAGATTGCACACAACCCCAACAGAAACACTCTTACTGTTTGGGGAATCGTTGGAGGTGAAGAGGAATGAGTGAAGTATGGGCGCAGAAACACCGACCCACTACGCTGTGGGACATCGTAGGCCAAGAAGAGGTCGTTAGGACTATCAACAATCCGGGCCACTACATTTTCTACTCACCTGAGCCGGGAACTGGCAAGACGACTACCGCTCTTGCTTTGGCTAAGGATATGGATTGGCCTATCCACATCTTCAACGCTTCAACCAAGAATGAGCGTGGTATTGCGTTCATTGAGGAACAGGTGATTCCTTTGACCCGCACAGGTAACTACAATCAGTGGTTCCTTCTTGATGAGGCAGACCAACTGACTGATGCTGCTCAATCCGCTCTCAAGGGAGTGATTGAGAACGCTCAGGGTTACTTCGTCCTTACCTGCAACAATCTTAGCAAGGTGAGTCCGTGGCTTCAATCACGATGTAGCGTTAAGCACTTCAAGCCAATATCAGAAGATAGTATCATCAAGATACTGACTAAGGTAGCGGCTGTTGAGAACTTGAAGTCAGGTGTGCCTAACGCAATCAACTGTATAGCGAAGGCTCACACTGGCGATGCTCGTAACGCTATCAACGCACTCCAAGCGTGGTCTTACCTCAAGGGTGACGAGCGAACCAAGTTCCTCGCTAATCTTGGAACACCACAGGTGGACTATGACAAGTTCTTGCGCTTGGCAGTAAGGGAGCGTTCCTTCGATGCCGCTCTTAAGATTCTCAAGGGACACCCACTCAAGGAAACCTTCCGTGGCCTCCTATCATACCTTATGGAATCAGGGGCCAAGCAGGAATCCAAGATGCGAATCATCCTTGCGCTCATCGAATCCGAGCGTGACCTCATCGCGGGTATATCCCCCGAACTTATCCTTGCTAACTTCGTAAGAGGCTGCATTCCTACGGGGGTTTATCCGTCGGCGTGAAGTTTATATGCGTAGAAGGCAAGGGGAAAATACAGGAAGTGAACGACATGACCAACGACATGATGAAGAAAGTGGCAGCGAATGTGGGTGTATCAGAGGATGCACTAAAGGCGAGAGCAGATGCGGTCCTTGCAGAGCAAGGGGCAGCGTGGCGCAACGCCGGTAAGAATGATAATGAGTGCGAGGTATTCGCTCTCCGTGTAGCAGCACGACAGATGGCAAGCGAAGCAGCGCGACTCAAGCGCAGCGGCGCAGAAACCGTAGAAGGTATGTTCATCAGTGTCCCGCGCTACAAGGATTGGGGCCAACTTCTCTACCGCAAGATGGAGAACACTCTCAAGGTGGCAGACGATGATGCTCGTCAGGCACTCGTGACTCAGGGTCGCGTGGTCCTCCTGACTGACAATTACGACGGCACTTACACTCGTGCTATCAACCCATCTCTCCGAAACAAGCAACCCTTTGAGGCTGACTACGACGAAGACGAGGTTAGGGAACTACCGAAGGACTGCAAGCAGTTGGACGACTCCACACACTTCTATGTGGTGTGGGATTCTAAGTCACCAACCTTCCCGTCCGGTGATTCCAACTTCAAGTATGGTGCTGCTCGCCCTACTAAGGAATTGGAGCGAACCATGCAGTTCCTCACCTCCGATGGGGCAATCACAATCAAGGCCAGTGGGCCTGTGGCTGAGGATGCACCTCCGACCTTCGTTCCCGGCACTTACGCTGTCCGCATGGGCCGCAACGGTGTTGGCTACGCCAAGCAGGGTGTATCTGTCTTCACAGCAGATGACGCTATCGCTAGCAACTTCTCCGCTCCACCCTTCGATGTCGAAACCGGCGGTCTGATGGGTCAGATGCTCGGCGAGGACATGCTACCTAATCTTGATGCTGTCGGCCCCTTCTACGAGGCCAACAACGGCACAGATGGCTGGTATGACCGACTTATCGGTGTTCTCACCGAGGTCATCAGTATCGAACCGAGGAACAACGGCGGCTACAATCTCGTGGTTGCTGACTTGGACATCACCTCTATGGCTCCTGTCGTGGACATCTTCGTTCCTGCATCTCAGGAAGCGATGATTGACTTCGCAGTCGGCACTAAGGTTCTCGTGATTGGACAACCGTGGAAGACCCGCGAAGATGAATACCGCCTCTCTATCAACGGTTGGTGGGCGTTCGACGCGATTCCTCCAATGGCTGACCTACCAACGGACGCACAGGATGACGGGTGGGACGCATGAGTTGGGGCAACGCTACAAAGGCAGTTCCAGCCGCTACCGTCAACCCCGCTGATAAGACGGCTTACGATGCCGACTACTACAAGGCTCTGTTCAACAACAACCAAGCGAAGTATCGCCCTGTCCGCATGGCCCTCGTTGGTCGTGAGAACACGGCTAAGACCGGGCTGGCTCTTGACCTCTGCCGAGCAGAAATCGAGGCTGGCAAGAAGGTCGTAATCTTGGATGTGGACAATTCCGCAAAGCAGACAGTGGACTATCTGTTCCCCGGCAAGGAGAACGTCGTGGTGCTACCACTATTCGATGAGATGGACGACTCAATCTTTAATGAGGATAACTCCGTGAACTACACGGCTCTTATTGACAAGGTGTCGTGGTTCACCAATATCATCGCTGACCAGATAAAGGACGGCGAAGAATACGGTGCAGTCGTCTTCGATGGCGGCTCAACATTCCTTAAGTGGTGCGAACAGGCTATGACCTACGTGTTGCAGAACCGCTCTAAGAATCCTGTCAATCCAGAAGATGGAGACAGGTTCAATCAAGCAGAGTGGCGCATCCGTAACAAGTTATTCCGAGATACAATTCAGCGCATCCACGGATTGGATGTGCCGAAGGTCTTCTTTACATTCCACTTGAAGCCGATTCAGGAGTATGTGGACAACGGCTCTGGTGGCAAGGTTCTGATGAGCGTGGGCGAACGTCCTGAGTGGGAGAAGGGAACAATGCGTTGCTTCTCGCAGCAAATCTTCCTTACGCGCTTCATGAAGCGTCCCGACCCCGCCGCTGGTGTCAAAGGTGATAAAACACTCGCTGATGGCGAGTGGGCAGTCAGGGCTAACATCGAAGAGATGAAGGGTCAGCACATGGAACATCTTGGCGAGTCACACACTATTCTATCCGTTAAGGATAAGAAGGTTAAGTGGAATGGTCTACCGTTCTTAGTTTGGGAGTGATTTTCATGGAGTTCGACAACGCGGCCCTCACCCGACTCCTAACGCTAACCAAGCGTCAGCACACCCTTGCTGGCAAGAAGAAGAATCAAGTGGAAAGCACTATGCTGCACACTAATTTAGGGAGATGCACCACGACAAATCTCGTTCGTGATGGTGTCTCTTCACTAAGTCGTTTCTCAATGGCTTGCGATGGCGAACAAACCATCCCCGTCCCAAACATTGATACCTTGCTCGGTGTTTTGCCGTATCACTCGGCCACGGTCAAGTTGAATTGGGATGACAACAGGCTCAAGGTCAAATCCTCAAGCAAGCAGACGACAATCACAGCCAGTAGCAACGCACCAGCGTTCGCTAACTCACAGGATTCTCTCGCCATCTGGTCGAGCAAGAGTGACGACAGGTCTGCACAAATTGACCCATCAACAGGGACATACAAAATGCAGAGTGGTGAGACACGCAAGCCTATTCTATCTGTCACTCTGACTGGTAATGAATTGTATGAGGCACTACGTTGCGATGCAATCAACGGTCAGAAGTTGAATCGCTATACTTTCTGTGTAGATAACGACGGATTGAGCGTCGAAGTAGGTGATGAGTTGAAGGGTAAGACCTCAACAAACCTAAGTAGTAGTCACCGAAGAACGAGTGGCTTCAATGTTACCTTTGAGGGTGGTCTTGATACTGTCCTAAAACACTACCCCGGTGATGTGCAATTACACTTCATCGACTTCCGAGAAGAGGGTCAAGGAATCCGTCTTCTAATCCATCTCGCAGACGGAGATTTCGTCTTCCAAGCGGGGCTACTACGGTGAAGCATACAGCCAAGTTTATATGCGGAAAAGGAGAGTGGAAAATATGAAAGCGGAGATAACACTGACGGACGACGAAGGCAATACTAACATGATTACACTACACCCGGAGGATGGACCTTATTCCATCGTTCTTGATGGTTATGTGTTCTCAGCCCATGTGGTGCATTTGAAGAAGGAATACCGGAACGAAGATTGGTTGCGTAATGCCTACATCAACGAAGGTCGTAGTATGGCCGACATTGCAGCAGAGCAGGGCGTGACTCCTATGGCAGTCCGTGACTGGCTCATCCGACACGAGATTCCAACACGCGCGAGAGGGCGACGTAAGGAAGAGTAATCACACTCACGGGGTTTGCCCGGATAAAAACAACGAAGAGGGTCATGGTTCCGACATAGGCGATTTATCGTCTGGTGAGTTGGACCGGGCGGGGGAGGCCCTTCCTCCTTCCTTCCTGTTGTTCCCCATTGAGTATATTTAGGAGGAATTGATATGAAAGATAGATGTGAGTGGTGTTTTAACACAGCGTGTGTTCACCCGCTTATGCGTATTTGTCACCCCTGTTACAGCGACTACGTTAAATCCCAACCCAAATCTGATAAGTGGTGGTTGCGATGATAGTCGAGCAGGGAAGAGGCCGTGAGGTCATCATACGATACCGTGACGAAGATGGCAACCGTAAGGTCATCATGGATAAAGACCACTGGCCTTATGCGTTTGTAGAGGACGAGTCGGCAGCATGGATTCAGGCTGTTCGTAAGGAGGGTGGTTACAAAGGTCTGTATGGCGAACCTCTGACTAAGATGGTAGTCGCTAATCCTGAGCAACTTAGGAACCTACGAGAAATTGGGCCTACATGGGAAGCAAACATCCCTTTCGTCAATCGAGTTCTTGCAGACAGGACTAACGAGGGTATGGACCCCATTCCTAACTACAATCACCGAGTATGGTATCTTGATTGTGAGTGGTCGCCGGATAGCGGCGAAATGAGAATCATGGTTGTGTATGACTCATACACTGAGAAGGAGTATGTTTGGTTCATTCACCCTGACCACGCCCCCGGTAGATACGACAAAGTAGGGGATTACGAATATGCAACCAAAG